CGGCGGGGCCGCCGGTTCGCCGAAGTTGAAGATCACGCTCGCCAGAAGGCTGTGCGACCGGAAGCGACCCTTGGTCTGATCGCCGTTGAGGTCCGTCAGCTTGACCCGGGTGACGTCGAAGAAGCGATACTTCACGCCCACGTCGATCTTGTCGGTGACCGGCGCGCGGACACCGGCGATCGCCTGCCACGCGAAACGCGTGTCGCTATCGTCGACCAGATCCGGGAAGTCGGCGCCGAAGCGCCACGAGTCGGCCTTCACGCGGGCGACACCGGCGCCACCGCCGACGTAGCCGCTGATGCCCTTATCGTCACCGAAGTCGAGCAGCGCGTTGACCATGAAGCTGAGCGCGCTGGTGTTGCCGGTGCGCGAGTTCCGGTAGTTACCCGGCGCAACACCATCGAGGGTGACCGAATTGGTCAGCCCCGAGTTCTCGGCGCGCTTGTAGGCCGCTTCGCCTTCAACGCGAAACATGCCGAAATCATAGCCAACGATGCCATCGACGTCGAAGCCCGTGCGCTGATCGACCTTGAGGGCATCCGACGTACCGGCAATGCTGTAGTGCGAATCTTCGACGATCATCCCGCCGCCTTCGACACCTACATACCACGCCTTATCCTTCGCGAAGGCGGGACCGGCCAACGCGGTGGAGGCCAGCGCCACAACAAGGGCGAGCTTCCGCATATTAATCCCCTTTCTATCAATTCCCGTCTGGGAACAGAAAAAGCCTAACCAATGAGGAATATCCGCGCAAGCGCGCATATTCGGCACCTGTTGCATATCCGACACAATCGGATAGCCGTCGTTGATCTCCTCCCCGGCAGACCCGGCGACAACCCATCGATCGGCCATCGGTTTCGCCTCACCGCAAAAAAATCAGACGGCAACGAGGCCGTGGCCCCTCAATGCGCCGAGAATCGCGACGATAGCGTTACGGGCTTCGACGTCAGTCGAAGTGCCCCCACCGGATCGGCGATGGCCGACTGTTGCACACTCACCACTTGCTGCCCGCCGACGATAACCCGCTGGGCGACGACGTCTCCCATTCTCCACAGCGTGCCGTCGAACCAGACGAACAGCTTGTCCGCATTGGACCAGAGGATCATCCCCGCCCTGCCCGCGAAGAAGCGCCATCCGCCTTCGGTCCAGCCAGCCAGCACGTTGGGCTGGCCGGCCCACGCGCCGGTGGGGCTCGCGCCGGTGATCCAGCACTGCCCCGGAACGGGGGCCGGGGGCGGGTCGTCCACCGCCACCGCCTCCACCGCCGCCTGGAGCAGCGCGTCGATGCGGGTCAGGGCTTCGTTGTGGAACAGCTCCTTCTGCGCCTGACCGGGGGCGATGAAGGGCAGCGCGAGACGGGGGGTGGCATCGGACATCTCAGTCTCCCAGCGACAGGGTGAAGGTGGCGGGCGGCAGCGAGGCGGCGCTGGTGCCGATCTGCGCGACCGACAGGAGGAGCGGCCCCTGCCCCAGCCCGGCGAGATCGCCGGCGGAGAGCGTGGCGGCGGGTTGCGTCGTCTCGACGGTCAGCGGCGCCGGGCCGGAGTGGCTGGCGGTCAGGCGGTAGCGCTCGCTCTCCTCGGCGAGGGGCGCGTCGGTGTCGTCGAGCCAGTCCCAGCCGGTGCGGCTTCGCCTGATCCAACCGATCTGGATCGAATTGTCGGCCTGCATCACGGCGCTGATCGCCACCGGCGCGGGCGGGCGGAGCGCGCGCGCCTGAAACAGGATCTCCGCCTCGGCGGGAAGATCGTCGCCGATCCCGCTGGCGGCGATGCGGATCGTGCCGCCGGTCTGGCCGGCGGGCAGCGCCCAGGAGAAGAGCTTGTCCGGTTCGACCAGCACGAAGGCTTCGCCCGAAGCATGGCCGCCCGTCGCCCACTCGCTCCCCCGCCGTCCGCGCAGCAGGCCGGAAAGGCGGAACAGACGCGGGCCGATCTGCCGGGCGGATGCGAACTGGACCAGCTCGTCCCCGATCAGCGCCAGATTGGCCGTGGCCGATGCCCCCACCGCATCGCTGCCGGTGAGCGACATGGCATCGTTGAGCAGCTCGACATCCACCGTCGACACCATGTCGCGCAGCATCGCGCCGCCGGGCGGGAGCAGGGTCCGCGCCGTACCGATCACCGCCGCGGGCGCCGTCTGCCCGATGGCCTGCCAGGTCGCGCCGTCGTCGAGGCTCGCCAACAGCGTCGCCCCGCGCCAGCCCGTGGAGGCCCCCGCCGCCGCGATCAGCAGCGCGGCGCTGGCCGGCGCGTCATGGCCGAGCGAGGGCAGGTCGAGCAGCGCAAGACTGGTCGGCCCCGCGACGAGATCGGGCTGGCTCAGCGCGTTGCCCGGATTGGCGGATGGCAGGCCGGCGTTCACCTTGTCCGGCAGGCGCTGCGCGGTGAGCGTCACCAGCATCGTCTCGAAGGCGCGCTCTGTGACGCGCCAGGCGCCCGCCTCCCCCGGCAGCTCGATCAGCGCGCCGGCGGCGAGATCGAGATGCCGCCATGGCAGGCTGATCGTCGCGCTGGTCCGCCCCGCCCATTCGCGCGCCAGCCGCGCCTCGCAGATGCCGCGCGCGGTGGAGGCGTCGACGGCGGCGGCGAGATCGATCGTGCCGACCCGCCGCGCCGCCGCCTCGCGCCGGGCGCTCTGCGAGCCGACCTGCCAGTCGCGCGCCGGATCGTAATAGCTGATCGACAGCGCCTCGTTGAGCGTGCCGGCCGCCTGCCGGTCGAGCGTCAGGCGCGGGGCGGGCTTGCCGTCGGACGCACTGCCGAGGTCGGCCGCCGGGATCAGCACGGGCGCCGCGCTTTCATCGACCAGCAGCAGGCCCGCCGCATCGTCCGCGAAGGCCACCGGCAGCGCCGAGGCCAGCCCCTCGATCGCGCCACGCAGGCTGTTGCCGGTCGCCGCATAGCCGATCAGCGCGGGGCCGTCCGCGCCGCCCACCTCGCCGCCCGACAGGTCCGCCGCGATCGCGCCCAGCGTCACCGGCGCGGCATCCGCCTCCACCTCGAAGCTGAGCGACGGGATGCGGTTGCCGAAATCGCCAAGCTGGAGATCCTCGAACACCGCATAGGCAAGGCCCCGGTGCGCGGGCGTGGCGTCCAGCCCCTCGGCGGCGGCAATCAGCGGGTCGGCCGCCTGCGTCTCGTCGCCGGAATAGAGGCGGAAGGCGCCGAGCCCGCCCTTCCAGTCCCCGGCCGCGCCGCGCAGCAGCGATCCGTCCGCCCAGATGCGGTGCACCGCCCGGATCGGCCGCGCCGACAGCGCCACCGCGAAGGAGGCGGAGTAGGAATAGCTGGTGCTGCTCGGCCGCCCCTTGCCGCCACCGGAGGTCTGCTCGCTCTCCTTGAGGTCGGTCGCCCAGATCACGCTGCCGGCGACCCGCATCGTCCCGAACAGGCGCGGCAGGTCGGTGCCGTAGGAGGAGGCCTGCACCGCGAGGCTGTCGAGCCGCGCGCCCTTGGCGGCCTTGGGGCTGAACAGGCCCTGGTCGATCTGGTTGCCGACCAGCGCGCCGATGGCGCCCCCGATCGGCCCGCCGATCAGCGAGCCGACCGCGGTGAGCACGAGCGTCGCCATGCGTTTCCTTTCAAGCGTTCAGGGGTGCCGCCAGCGCCCGGCGAGCGGCCAAAGCGGCGCGCCGGGTACTTCGGTGACGCGGCGCAGACCCGCGTCGGCGTGGACGAAGCCGCGATCGGTGAGGATCGCGAGATGGAACTGGAAGGGTCCGGGGCGGAGCAGCAGCAGGTCGCCGGGCCGCGCCTCGCCTCCGGCAGGTCGCAACCCCGCCGCCGCGATCCCGGCGCGGAGATCGTCGAGCCGATCGCCCCGCAGCGCGTAGCCGCCGGGCGGGTCCGCCACGCCGTAGACGAGGGCGGCGACGCCGATGCAGTCGAGCCCCGTCTCCGGGGAGCGCCCGTGCAGGCGGAAGCGCGCGCCGACGCAGGCCCGCGCCGACGCGACGATCCGCGCCTCGATCGCGGTCATCCGCCGGTGCCGTAGCGGGTCAGCAGGTCGTTGCCGGGCAGATAGGGTTCCCCCCGGAAATTATCAACGTTGGAGAAACGATTGCGGCAGGTATCGAACAATCGGTCGCAACCTTCGAGCAGTTCCACCAACGCCCCCGCCGCGACCGGATAGGCCGGCGGATCGCGCAGCGTCAGCGTCGCGCCGTCCGAGCCGGCGACGAGCGCCGACAGTCCGGCATTGCTCCCGTCGAGCCAGTATCCCATGGCTCAGCGCTCCGCCTGCGCCAGCGCGCGGGAGACGGCGCGCGCCACCTGCCGGCTGGAGCGGGCGAGCGCCTGCGGCTCCGCGCCGGGCGGGGCGTTGACGCTGATCGCAACCCGCACCTCGCGCGCGGCGGTGGCGCCCGCGGGGACGATATTGCCGGCGGAGGCCGGCACGAAGGTCTCCGGGCCATTCTCGCCCACGCGATAGGCCCGGCCCGGCGACACCGGCCCGCCCGTTGCGCGACCGGGCAACCCCAGCAGCGCGCCCAGCGCATCCGTGCCGAGCGAGACGAGCCCTCCGCCCTTGTCCGCACTCCCGCCGAACAGCGACGAAAGCCCGCTCTTCACCGCCTGCGCGGCAATCTGGGAGAGGATGGAGAGCGCCGTCTTGCCCAGATCCTCGAAGCTCAGCTTGCCGGTGCGGATGGCGCGGGCGAGGCCGTTCTCGATCAGCGTCGCCGCCTTGTCCGCGCCCGTGCCCAGCGAGGTCTGGAGCGAGGCCTGCATCGTCGCCGCATCCTGTGCGAAGCCGGCGGTGTCGGCGCGCACGCCGACCATGAGCGTCTCGATCGTATCATCCATCGGGGAATTGCTCCTTCAAGGCGGCGATGACGGCGGCATCGGGGGGCGGATGGCCCCCACCCCCTCCGCCTGTGAACGCCGCCAGCAGCGTCTCCAGCTCCCGCGGCGTGGCGGCCCAGAACTCGTCGGGCCGCCACCCGGCCAGCGCGCCGGCGATCCCCGCCAGACGCGCCGCCCGTTCCGCGAACGTCATTTGCCCTTGATGATCTGGCCGAGCAGCGAGCGCAGCAGCGGCGTCAGCGCGGCGAGGCCGGTCTGGGTGATGAGTTCGCCCAGCGCCTCGCGAGTCATCGCATCGGGCTTGTCGACGATGCAGTGGAAGATGAGCGCGGCGGTATCGGCGAGCGTGAGCTGGCCTGCCGCCGCCTTCTCGACCAGCGCGAAGAGCGGGCCGACATCCTGCTCGGCCGCCACCAGCGCCTGGAAGCTCGGACGGACGGTGAGCGTCTGGTCGCCCAGTGTGAGCGCGGTTTCCCCCCGCGCGGGGTTCGCGGGCGCGCTCACTGGCTCACCACCGGGCCGGAGGACTCGAGCGCCAGCGTGTAGGCCCGCTCGCCGTTGAAATCGCCCGAATATTCGAGCTTGGAGAGCAGGAAGCGCCCCTGCATCGTCTCCCCGCTCTCGAAGCTGAGCTGATAGTCGTCGAGCGTGCCCGCGAGCGCGTTGGCCTTGAGCCGAGCCTCGGCCGAGGAGCCGGTGAACACGCCGCTGCCCGCCACCGAGACGCTGCGCGTGCCGGCGCCGGAGAGCAGCTCGCGCCAGCCGCCGGAGTCCTTGTTGGTGATCGTCACCAGCTCGCCGCCGATGGAGAGCTGGGTGGCGCGAAGCCCCGCGACGGTCGCGTAACCGGGCACGGGCTGGCCATCGCCGACCTTGAGCAGGAAGGCGTTGCCGCTTTCGGCGGTCATGAGCATTCTCCTTGTAGTTGATAGGAAAGCCCCTCCCTGAAAGGGAGGGATTTGGGGTGGGTTCGTCCGGGGCGAGCGCGACGCGATACCGAAGCGCGCGCCTCCTTTCAGGGAGGGGAGACCGTCATTCCTCCAGAGTGCGGACCCGATAATCGATCCGCCCCGCCCATGGCCCGTCCGGGTCGCGGACGACGCGGGCGCGGAGGAACACAAGGCTGACGATCCGCTGCCCGTCGAGCGCGCGGGGCATCGCCTCGATGGCGTCCTGCGCGTCTGAGAGGAGCTGGTGGAGGCGCGCGGGCGTCTGGCCGTCGTCCCAGATCGCGATGCTGAGCCGATGCTCGCGGCCGCGTTCGGTCTTGGTGCTCCAGTCGGTGGTCGAGCCGTCCGAGATGGCGATGTAGGGGCAGACGGCATCGGCGGGCGGGCCGTCATAGATGGGGAGCGCGAGAGGCTTGAGCGCCACCACCAGCGCGCGCTGGAGCGCGATCGCGGCGCCGCTCATCGCACCAGCCCCGCGAAATCGCGCAACCGCGCGTCGGTGAGCGAGCGCTGCGACAGCGCCCGGCCGACGAGGCGGATGCCGCCTTCGACCACCGAGACGGCGACATCGGCCGGCACCTCCGCCGCAATCGCCGTCGCTGCGCGCATCTCCGCGCCCGACAGCGCCGCGACCATGGCCGCCGCGAAACCTGAGAAGTCGGTCATCGATCCTCCTCCACTGTGAGAAGAAGCCGGTCGGGCGCGGCGGGATCAGCCTCGACCGAGCGGATGGCGTAGGCCGCACCGCGCCAGGTCAGCCGATCGCCGGACCGGACATCAGCACCAATCGCCCGGATCGTCGCCCGCCAGCGGGGCGCGGCGCCGGGCCGGTCGCCCTGCCCCCACGAGGCCGCGCCGGCCGGAGCCATCGCCGCCCAGACGGTGACGCCGGCGCTCCACGCGCCGCCCGCCCCGCCGAGATCGTCGCGCTCGCCCGAGCGCCGCTGGAGGCACACCCGTTCCCCGAGCGCGCCCGCGAACTCCGCCCCACTCATGCGAGCCGCATCCGTCGCCACGGCCGCCACAGCGCCGCGACCACGGCGGGCGGACCGGCGTCCGCCATGACGTCCCGATGCGCATGGAGATGCGCGACCAGCCGCAGCACGCCCTGCCGGAGCGCCTCAGGGAGCGAAGGCCAGTCCGCCGCGAGGCCCGCCCGATAGCCGACCAGCAGCCGCGAGGTCGCAACCGGCGCGGACAGCCGCACCCAGCCATCCCCCGCCGCATCGATGTCGATGGCATAGGCATCCACCGCGAGCGGCGTCGCCACCGCGCCGACACCCAGCGCCGCGACCGAGGTGATCGCCGCCACCGGCGTTGCGGGAAGCCTCTGCCAGCCCCGTGCCACGGGAACCGCATCGCTCCGATCCGCCGCCAGCAGCACGAGGCCCGTGAAGCGCTCGCACACGCCCATCGCGGCGCCGATCAGCGTCTCGATCAGGGCGTCCTCGTCCGCCGCATCGACGCGCAGCAGCGCCTTGGCATCGGCCAGCGCACCGTCGGGCGCGCTCATCGCCCCGCCTCCAGCTCGAGCGCGCGGATGAGCGTGCGGTCGTCGGCCAGCGTCACGCGGTTGAGCACGCGATACCGCGCCCCCGCCTCGCCGCCCGAGATGCGCGCGGCGGTGCACCTCTCCTCCGCGAAGGGATCGAAGGACAGGCCTTCCGGGACCGACACCCAGTCGCTCTCGACGATCGGCACGCCGAGCAGCGCTGCCCGCGGCCAGTGGATGGAATAATCGAACGTCGCGCCGGGCGACGTGGTGACAAGGCGCATGGGCAACGCTCCCGACCGAAGACAGGCACAAAAAATCCGGCCGAGGGGGACGCCCCCGGCCGGACATGTCGGGCGACCGAAAAATCAGGCCGCCGCGAACTTCAGCAGCTTGATCGCCTCCGAGTTGGAGACCTGCCCGCCCACACGCCGCGTCGCGTAGAAGTGGACGAAGGGCTTGGCCGTGAACGGATCGCGCAGCACCGCCGTCTCGCCGCGATCGGCGATGAGGTAGCCCGCCTTGAAGTTGCCGAACGCGATCGGCGTCGTGCCCGAGCCGATGTCCGGCATGTCGCCCGCCTCGATCACCGGATAGCCGAGCAGCGTATCCGGCTGCCCCGCCGCGATCCCCGGCTGCCAGACGAAATGGCCGTCCGCCGTCTTCATCTTGCGGATGAAGGCGAGCGTGAAGCTGTTCATCACGAACACCGCACCCTGCCGGTATGGCGCGCGCAGCGACTGGACGAGATCGATCAGGATGTCCTCGGGCGAGGCCGCCGGGAAATCGCCGTCGACGCCGGTGGCGAGATACTGGAGCGTGCCGAAGGGCCGCGCGTCGTCGTCCTGCGCGGCGACGGGGGCTTTGAGGAACCCCTTGGGCTTGTTGACGCCGTCGCCGTTGACGAAGGCCGCCCCTTCCGCGCGGGCGAACTCCACCCCGATCTCCCCGGCGAGCCAGGTCTCGACGTCGAACGCCGCGTCGTCGAGCATCTGCTGGGTGGCGGCCGGGTTGGCGAAGAGATCCCCCATCGGGGGCGCGATCTCGTTGAAGGTGGGCGTGCCGGTCTCGGCGCGCGCGGCATCCTCGGCCGCCCAGCCCGAGGCGAAGCCGCCCACGGCGACGAGCTTGCGATAGCCCGACGAGCCCACCCGCACGACATTGGCGATCGAGCGGATCGGCGACTGGCTGGCCAGCGTCGAGTCCACGGCGGAGTCGATCTCGGTCGGGACGGCATAGCCGCCGGTCGCCCCCGTCGCGCCGTCGAGCGCCTTCACCTCCAGCGCGGCGGTGTTGCCGTGGCGGAGGTAGCGGTCGACGAACTGCTTGGTTTCCGGCGCGCGGGCGCCACCGCCCGACAGCACCGGCCGCGCGGCGGCGATGGTGGCGCCGTCGAGCTTGGCCTTGAGGTCGGCCATGCCGGCGCGGAGTTCCGCGATGTCGTCGGCGCCGGCGAAGCTCGCCTCCAGCGGATCGGCCTTGGTCTCGATCATGCTCTTCTCCTCGTAAGATACGGACGTCATTCGCTTTCCTCCTCGTGGACGGCGTGGACACGGGCGCCCGGCTGCATCGGGAAGGTGACGAGCGAGACCTCGACCAGATCGAGATCGGTCAGCTCGCGGCCTCCCGGCCGGTTCTGCTTGGCGCGGACGCGGTATCCGAAGCTCAGGCCCCCCACCGCGCCATCACGCAGCAGCGCGGCGGCCTCGGCGGCGTGGCTCGCCTCGGGCGTGAAGCGGCCGATGACGCGCAGGCCCCGCGCGTCTTCAGCGATGCGCTCGATGCGGCCGATGGGGCGGGTCGGCTGGTGCTGCCAGAGCAGCGGCACCCCCTTGGCCCCCGCCTCGACGGCGCGTGCAAAGGCGCCGCGACGGATCACGTCGCCGCCGCGATCGGCCTTGTCGAACAGCGCGGCATAGCCCGCGAAGCGCAGCCGCTTCATGGCCGCACCAGCGCGACAAGCCCGAGCCGCACCGCCAGCCCCAGCATCAGCAACGCCAGCACCACGCGCACCACCCAGCCGACGACGACATCACGCGCCGTCCGCTTGGCATCGCGCCACGCGGAGAGAAGCTCGCGGAGCTGGTCGAGATCGGCGCGCGCGCGGGCATCGGCGAGGCCGAGCCGCTCCATCGCGCGGGTAGCACCCAGTTCGCTAGCCTCCTCGGCCAGCGCGCGGAGCGTCAGGAGGTCGGCCCCCTGCTCGCGCCCCTGCTCCATCAGCCGGGCGAGGACGGCGGTTGCGGTGTCGGTCATGCCGCACCGCCTCGCGGGGCGAAGCCCAGCATCTCGCGCTTCTCGTCGTCGCTGAGGAAATCGGCGGCGGTCACCTGCCCCCACAGCGCCTGCCGATCCACCGCCAGCGCGGGGATGGAATCGAGGTCCATCGCGAACTTCAGCTCCGGCCACCACGCGCCGAGCGCCGTCCCGATCGCATCGAGGATCTTCGCGGCGAGTGGCAGGATGGTCAGCCGCCACAGCGCGCGGTTGGCCTCGCTGTAGTTCGCATAGGTGTTGTCGCCCGGCAGCCCGAGCAGCATCGGCGGCACCCCGAAGGCCAGCGCGATCTCCCGCGCGGCGGCGGCCTTGAGATTGTTGAAGTCCATGTCGGCGGGGGTGAGGCTCAGCGCCTGCCATTTGAGCCCGCCCTCCAGCAGCATCGGCCGCCCGGCATTGCCCGATCCGGCGAAGCTCGCCTCCATCTCGGCCTTGAGTCGCTCGAACTGCTCAGGGCTGAGCGTCGCGCCGTCCCCCGTCTCGTAGACCAGCGCGCCGGACGGCCGCGCGGCGTTATCCAGCAGCGCCTTGTTCCAGCGCGTCGCCGCATTGTGAATCGCCACCGGGCCGGATGCCGCTCCCAGACAGCCCAGCCCATAATGATCGTCGAGCGGATGCATGGTGCGAACGTGGATCAGCCCCGGCCGTCCATCGGCGGGCGCTGCGGGCACGCGCATCGTGCTCGTCCCGGTGCGGTAGAGATAGGCGGCGGGCCAGCCGGTCGCGTCCGCCTCGATCGTCACGCGCTCGGGGCGGAGCGCATAGAGCATCGCCGGCACGCCGTCCGCATCGGTCAGTATCTGGAGATAGGCGTCGCCATGGAGCAGCAGATGCGCCGCCGCCGTCTCGATGATACCCCCCAGCAGCCGGGCCGCCGGATGCCCCTCGGGCGACGCATCCACCGAGATGCTGCCCGCCCCCTCCGCCACGATCCTGACCGCGCGTTGGGCGATCGCATTGCCGAGATAGGCGGCGCGCACCTGCGCCTCATAGCCGGTCGGCCAGTCGCCGCCGGGGGGCTGGAACAGCGTGCCGAGGGCGCGCGTCAGCGCCGGCCGCGCCTGGGGGCGGGCCGCCTTCCATCCGAAAAGCCGCATGATCGTCTCCTGAAAAGAAGAGCTTGTTTCGTCCGTCACCCCGGACTTGATCCGGGGTCCAGCTACCCTGCCGCGTTCCGGGAAGAAGAAGCGGGATGCCGGATCAGGTCCGGCATAACGTATCGGGGTCTAAAGCCGCCGCACCTGGGGGCTTCCGCCGCTCGTCAGCATCAGTGCGGTGAGCGCCCAGACGAGCGCGTCCGCCCGATCCGGCGAGCGGCCGGGCCCGGCATAGCCACCACCCATGAGCAGCCCCGCCATCTCATCCTCCAGTGCCGGGAAGCCCCCGACATGGCGCACCTTCCCCTGCGCGTAGAGCATCGCCACCGGCTCGGCCCGCGCCGCCTTGCCCTGCCGCGCATGGACGAGCTGGACCGGGAGCCGCGAGTCCGCGGCGCGCAGAACGCTCTCGACCATCGCCCCGCCGTTATTGGCCTCGGCGATGATCCGGTCGGCGCGGTGTCGCTCGGCCGCCAACGCGACCGCGCGCGCCCAGCCCTCGGGACCGAGCCCCTGCACCGTCGCATCCTCGATCACATGCCCGACGCCCTCGGCATCGAGCGCGGCGACGACAATCCCGCACGCATCCGAGCCCTCGCCCGCCCCCGCCGGAGGATCGACACCGATCGCCACGCGAACCGGCTCAAGCGCTTCGCGTATCCGGCAACGCTCGATCAGCTCCCGGCTCCAGAGCGCGCCCTCGACCTCCTCGATCAGTTCGCCATCCAGCTCCTGCCGGCCGAAGCGCGTGCCGCCATAGGCCTGCTCGACCGCGCTCAGGAAATCCGGCGGCAGGTTCGCGCGGTTATCGACGCTCCGCCCGCCCGTGACCACGACATCCCCCCGCCCGACCAGCGCCCGCACCAAAGGCACCGGACGCGGCGTGGTGGTCGCGACCACGCGGGGATGCTCGCCGAGCCTCAAGCCCAGCATCAGATTATCCCAGGCCGTCATTCCATGCGGCCATTTGGCGATCTCGTCGCACCAGCCATGGCTGTGCTGCGGCCCGCGCAGGGCCTCGGGCTCGGCGGCGGAGTGGAGAGTGGCGATCGCCCCGTTCGGCCAGCTCAGCCTGCGAAGCGACGGCTCCCAGACCGGCCACGCGGCATCGGGCGCGATAGCGAGGAGGCCACTCTCCCCCTCCACCATCACCGCCCGCGCCTCGGCGAGCGTGGCGCCTACCAACGCGATCCGCGCCGCACCATCCGCCTCCGCGATCGAGCGAACCCACTCCGCCCCGGCCCGCGTCTTTCCGAAGCCGCGCCCTGCCATCAGCAGCCAGATGCGCCAGTCCTCGCCCTCGGGCGGCAACTGCTCCGGCCGCGCCCAGAAGCGCCAGTCCGCACGCAGGGCCTCGGCTCGCGCCACCGGCATCAGCCTCAACACCCGCGCCCGCTCGGCATCGGAAAGCCGCGCGAGATCGACGGCGGTATGCGTTTCATCCCTGCGCATCATCCGCCCCTTCCTTTTCGATATGAGTTGTCACACCGGGAGCAGGCGGACCGGGCCGGCGTTCCCATCTCCGTCATCTCCAACACTCTCCGTCATCCCGGACTTGATCCGGGATCCCGCTTCTTCTTCTGCGACAGCCCCGAGGGAGCTGGACCCCGGATCAGGTCCGGGGTGACGATGGTGGGGATGCGTCGGGCATGACGCCGACGTTGCCTCCGCCGGCCCCGTCACTCCGCATCCCCGCCGATCCGCCGGTTCATCTCGGCCAGTTTGCGCGCCAGCCACTCGCGGGCGTTCTCGCCTTCCGCCGCCGTCCCCGCCACGCCCGGCCGCGCCGCCAGCGCCGACGCGCGGTGCGCGGCCAGCAGCGCCATGCCGAGCCGGTCCGAATATTCGACCGTCTCCTGCCCGTCGTCGGACTTCTTCACGCGCCGCGTGATGCCGAGCAGCGCGCGCTCCAGCATGGTATGCTCCAGCCGCGCATAGCCCTCCGCCAACGCTTCCCGCCACGCCGCCTCGAACCCCGGCGAGCGGCGGCGTTCGCGGTAGGCGCTGCCGACCGGCATCTTCGCCTTGCGCTCGGAAGCGGCGACGTTCGAGGTCTGGGCCAGCGTTTCGAGGAAGGTGCGCTGGCGCGCCTGCGTCCAGCGACGGGGCGCCTTCTTCTTCGTCACGGTCATGCGCGAAGCCCTCCAGACATGCGAAGGGCCGGACACGGTGTCGCCACCGCCCGGCCCCAAACGCAATTCTCTAGCTTGCCCCGCTTATGTCACATCAGCGGTTCGCTGTCAATATGAAAAGTACCAAAAGGGTTCGTCAGGCATCACTCATCGCAGCTTCGAGCGCTTCGCTCGCCTCGACCCAGTCGACCTCGACCGCTTCCAGCAGCCGCTCGACATCGCCGCGCCGCTTCATGAGCTGGCCCATGGTCATAAGCTTGAGCGGCGGCGTGGGCGTCCCCGCCAGCGCCCCATCCACCTCGCCGAGCTGCTTCTGGAGGCGGGCGATCTCGGTCTCCGCCTCCTTCACGCGCTTGCGCAGGCCCTGCGTCGCCTCGCGCCGCTCGGCCGCCACGCGGCGATCCTCCTTGCGGTTGCCGCCCGAGGACGCCGCCGCCGTGCCGCCGGGCTTCGACGCCTCGCCACCGCCCGAGATCACGAACTTCGCATATTCCTCGAGCGTGCCGTCGAACTCCTTGACGCCCCCGCCGTCGACCAGCAGCAGCCGGTCCGCCACCAGCTCCAGCATGTGCCGGTCGTGGCTGACCAGCACGACCGCGCCGCGGAACTCGGCCAGCGCCTGCACCAGCGCCTCGCGGGTATCGACGTCGAGGTGGTTGGTCGGCTCGTCGAGGATGAGGAGGTTCGGCGCCGAGTGCGTCACCAGCGCCAGCGCCAGACGCGCGCGCTCGCCGCCCGAGAGCTTGCCCACCTTGGTGAGCGCCTTGTCGCCCGAGAAGCCGAAGCGCCCGAGCTGCGAGCGCACTGCCACCGGGGTCGCGCCCTTCATGAGGCGGCCCATCAGGTCGACGGGCGTCTCGGTCGGGTCCAGCTCCTCGACCTGATACTGGGTGAAGTAGCCAACGTTGAGCTTGGGCGCGCCGGTCATCACGCCGTCCATCGGCTTCAACTCGCCGGCGAGCAGCTTGGCGAGCGTCGACTTGCCGTTGCCGTTCCGCCCGAGCAGCGCCACCCGGTCGTCCGGATCGAGCCGGATGCCGAGACGCGTCAGGATCGGCTTGCCCGCCTCATAGCCGACGCTGGCATTGTCGAGGGTCAGGAGCGGCGGGCGCAGGCCCTCGGGGTTGGGGAAGGAGAAGGTGAGGCTCGGGTCATCGGCCACGGCCGCGATCGGCTGCATCCGGGCGAGCGCCTTGACGCGGCTCTGCGCCTGCTTGGCCTTGGACGCCTTGGCCTTCCAGCGATCGACGAAGGCCTGGAGCTTCTCCCGCTCGGCCTGCTGCTTCTCGCGGGCGGCGGTCTGTTGGGCGGCGCGCTCGGCGCGCTGGCGCTCGAAGGCGTCGTAGCCGCCGACATAGAGCGTCGTCTGCCCGCGATCGAGATGGAGGATATGATCCGCCACATTGTTGAGCAGATCGCGCTCGTGGGAGATCAGCAGGATCGTGCCGCGATAGGCCCGGAGATAGCCTTCGAGCCACATGACGGCTTCGAGGTCGAGGTGGTTCGAGGGCTCGTCGAGGAGCAGCAGGTCCGGCCCCGTGAACAGCAGTGAGGCGAGCGCCACGCGCATCCGCCAGCCGCCCGAGAAGCTCTCCATCGGCCGCGCCTGCATCGCGTCGTCGAAGCCGAGACCTTTCAGGATGCGCCCCGCGCGTGCCGGGGCGGTGTGCGCGTCGATGGCGTTCAGGCGCTCGTGGATCTCGGCGATGCGGTGGGGGTCGTGCGCGGTCTCGCTCTCGGCGAGGAGCTGGGCGCGCTCGGTGTCGGCCTCCAGCACCGTCTCGAACGGCGTCATCGGGCCGCCGGGGGCGTCCTGCCGGAGATAGCCGAACTTCGCGCCGCGCGGGATGTCGACCGATCCGCCGTCGGGCTCGATCATGCCCGCGAGCGCCTTCATCAGCGTCGACTTGCCCGCGCCGTTGCGGCCGATGAAGCCGACGCGCGCGCGCTGCGGGATGGAGGCGGAGGCGCCCTCGATGATGGCGCGGCCGCCGAGGCGCACCGTGATGTCCTTGAAGCTCAGCAT